ACTTCTTCCATCGTGCGGAGCCCCTTGAGGACGTCACCGAAGACATCGCGCAGCAGGAATCCGCGAGCGCGGAACTTTAGCATCCGCGCCGGATAGTCGCTCCACGGTCCAGCCTTGCCCCACAACTTCGCGGTCTTCGCGTCTGCGGTCGTGAAGGTCTCGCTCTGCGGATCGAAGCCCTTGCGCTTCGCCGTGATCTTGTAGCCAAACGAATCCTTGCCGCGTTCGCCGACCTCCTCCTCCGAGTAGGATTCAAGCTGGCCGCTCGACCGAACGAGCGCGAGGGCAGCGTCGCCGAAGAGGCTCGGCCGGCCGTTGACTACGGCGATGTTGGATAACGCAGCCATCGGCGTCAGCCCGAGCTCGGCGCCCCATTGCAGCGCGACGAGGACTGACTCCGGCTTCTCCATGCCGCGAGGCGCGAAGCCGCTGCTCACGATTGCCTTTGCAAATCGGAACGCGTCCTCGAGTGATGTCAGTTGCACGCCGGAAGCTCCGAAGGAGATCGGCGAGGAGACGGTCGGCTTTGCGACCGCGAGTTCGGTTTTGTCGGTTTCGGTATTCATGTTGTTCGTTGTCCTGTTGTTGTGTTGTGCCGGTCGGTCGCTGGGGAGCGGCCGGCCGGCGTTAAATCAGAAGGGAACCTCTTCGCTGATTGGCTCCGGCTGAAGTACGGGAGCGGGCGTCGGGATGGTCCCGCGGCGTTGGTGAACGAGAGTCCGCGCCGCCTCGCGCAGCGCAACGTCTGCCGGCCGCGGAGCGAATGGCGTCCCGTCCTGCTTAAGCTTCGGCGGCTGTTCCTTTGCGTACCACTCAACGCTCTTCGCGCCGAGATCCGCAAGCGCCCGGCCGGTGTTTTTCCCGAAGTGAACCTGCACCGCGCCCGCGTTCTCGACCGGCGTGATCGGGAGCGGGATCTCCTCGGACATGGCAGCCGGAGCCGCGGAAGGCGTCGCCGCGGCAGGCGCCCTCGTTTGCGTAAGCGCCGAGCGGATCGCTCGGACCTCGAGCATGAGCTCGGTGAATTGTTCGTTGGTCATAGCGGAAGTCCGATGGTTGTCGTGCAACGCTGACGAATCAGCTTAACGTATTCTGGGTTGAGCTCGCAAAGGATGGCAGACCGGCCCAGTTCAAGGGCAACCTGCCCCGTTGTCCCGCTGCCGCCGAACGGGTCCAGCACAACGTCGCCAGCTTTGGTTCCAGCCAAGATGCAGAGCCTCGGAAGTTCGACGGGAAAGGTCGCGAAGTGAGCGCCCTTGAATGGTTGCGTGTTGATCGTCCAAACTGTTCTGCGGTTTCGAGACTCACAGTCTCCAACCGCTTTCATCGGTCCATTCGTTTTGCCCGGCACGCGATCGCTGCCGAGTTGGTTATCAATGTTGGGTTGAGTCAGGCGTTTTACGGATGATTCAGCGACAGGCTCGGCAATCGCCTCGTTGTCGTAGAAATACTTCTCCGACCTCGAGAGCAGGAAAACATATTCGTGCGCCTTGGTGCATCTATCCTGCACGCTTTCCGGCATGGGGTTTGGCTTGTGCCAGATGATGTCCTGCCGCAGATACCAACCATCTGCCTGCAAGGCGAACGCCACCCGCCACGGGATTCCGATCAAATCCTTATGCTTGATGGCCGTGCCACGAAACGTTGATGCCATCCGATTCTTTGCGCTGCCCTTCGGCACTAGCGTTCCCGTGTCATCGCCCCGCGTGCTGTCAGGAGTGGCTTTGCCATCGCGGAATGAAGCGTAGCTGTCTCCGAGATTCAGCCACAACGTGCCATCCTTCCTTAGCACACGCCGCACTTCACGAAAAACTCCCACGATCTTGGCAACGTACTCATCCGGCGTCGCCTCTAGCCCGATTTGCCCGTCATGCCCGTAATCACGCAGCCCGAAATAAGGCGGCGAAGTGACGCAGCATTGCACTGATTCCGTTTCAAGATTCCGCATCGAGGCGACACAATCGCCTTCCAAGATTTTAAGCGTGCTCATTTCGCAGCCCCCATTTGACGGCGAACATTTGCGGCGTAAACGTCGGTAGCGCTTAGCTTGCGGCGCCAGTTAGGACCAGCGTTGTGCAGCCTGGCCAAGACCTCCACGGCGCCGGCGCGCCAGGCTTCCGGCTCGTAACGCTTCATGTAGGCCGACGCTACTTTGATCGCAAACGGCAGATCTACGACCTGCTCATAAGCGCCACCCACGCGAGAATCCGCGAAGTAAGCGCGGGAGATCTGCAGCGGTCCGAGGCTGCGGCCATTGTCGCCGACGATTGCGCCGACGCGGCCGGATGTCTCGACCTGGTGAAGAGCGGCCCAGAAAGCGGCGGGCGGCTCGGCTTGAAGCGCGCTAGTGAGCGCCAGGACGGCGAGAAAGCGTTTCATGACGCCACCTCCGCCTGGACGGTTTCCAGCATGTCGCGCACTTCGGCGCTTTTGTAGCTGAGCAGCGCAAGTTCGAAGTTCGGGTGATAGCGGCCGAGCTTCTTCCAGACGCGATGGCTGGCGTTTTGCACGCACACGCCAACGTGGCCGCTGCTGCGATAGGTGATGATTGCGCTGACTTTGCCGCAAGCGACCTCGAAGTAGGTCGCGAAGTCCGTCTGGGTCTTGTTGAGGATCGTCGTTGTCATTGTCGTTGGTTTTGGTCTCGGGCTTGATTGCCTCCGACGTCCACGACAAAGAACGATCCCGCGCCCGACGTAAAGCCGAAAAGAGAAAAATCTTTTAGTGACCCGGCAAGCGGCCAAGGCTCAACGACTTACGGAAGACGAAAAACGGCGGGTCAAATGTCGATTGCGTCGATAAATGCGTCCTCACCGAAATCGGAGATGACCGGCTCCGCCTTTGCCGCTCGGTAGAATTGAGCGATGACGTCTGGGTCGATCGAGGTGCGGGAGAAGTACGCGTCGCAGATGTCTCCCGTCACGCGGAGCTTCGCGATCCACGGAGAAAGCGGCTCAAGCCCTCCGTGCGCTGCGGCGGCGTTTAGGTAGACCGCAAAAAGCCCGACACCTTCTCGCGTGATCCGGTCGACGCGATAGGAGACAAGGCGAACGTAATTGCCGGACGCGCCGGAGCGCAGCGTAAAAGTTTTTTGAAAGGCCATAGGAGTCAGGTGTAATCCGTGAACTCGACCGAGAATCGAGCGAGTCCGGCGGGAATGTTCGTTCCGTCAATGCTGGTCACGCGGACAACCGCGTTGGTCGAACTGTTGCCGGCGTTGTCGTAATCGTACGCCGCGGAGAGATTGCCGTTGCTGGCGCATTGCGCCGTTCCGATGTCGGGCTTCGCGGAGAATCCGCGGTTGCTCAACGACACGTTGAAGTTTTCGGTGGTCGCTCCGCCGGCGAGAGTCACCACGACCGAGTCGGAGAACACGACGTTGACCTGCCGAGTGCTCGAGCCGCCGCCAGTCTTGATGCCGGTGACGGTTACGTCGTTTGAGTTGTATTTCGAGACGCTTCCCGAACCGATCGAGGCATTTCCGGCAGCGTTTGCGTTGCCAATCCGTAGCCACGAGGACGCGGTTCCTGTGCGGTTAAACGCCCGCACGCGAACGTAGCCTGCACCGAGCGTCGCGTTGTAGAGGAAGGTTTCAGTCTCGGTCGTGCGGACGGTATTGTTCGCCCCATCGTACGGCGTCCACGAGTAGTCGGTTGCTCCATCTGAATCGGTCGTCGTCGCCTTGACCTCGAAGTACGAGAAATCCGATTGCGTATTCGGAGCCCAGCCGACGCGAGTTCCGAAAAGAAACACCTGCGTGTTCGGGAAATATTTCGGCTTCACTCCATCTCCGGAAAGCGTTCCGCTGCTCGGAGTCGTGACCGATCCGCTGTAGGCGGGAGCCGTGCGCGAGAGCGTCGAGGAGACAGCCGAAGCGACTCCGAAGTTAGAGATGCCGCGAGCGGCGAACTCGTAGGCCACGCCGCAGGACAAGTCGTCAATCGAGGCGGAAACGCTTCCGCTCGAAAGCTGATTGGCAACGAGCCACTCGCTTGCTCCGCTGCGCCGGTAGAGTATGTCGAGCGCTATCGCTCCGCTCGGCATCGCAGGAGCGACAATCGTGATGCGCGCAAAGGCGGTCCCGTCCGTAGCGAGATAGGTCGTCTCGCTTGAGTATGTCGGCGCACTCGGCGTCGAAGGAGCCGTCGGATCGACCGATCCTCCGCTGACATAGGTCGGAACGGCGGAGACGCGATTCGAGAAGCCGGAGACGTTCTCCAGCATATCGTATGCGTTGACCCAGTAATAATAGGTTGTGCCGATTGCGACCTCGGTGTCGACGAATCGAGAAGCGCGCACCTCGGCGATCTTGTCGGCCGCTGCGCTCGCTGGCGTGACGCCTGTCGTGTTGCGGTAGACGCCGTACTCGGATAGATCCGGCTCGGTGTTGTCCGCCCAATCAAGCGACACGGCCTTGCCGGTTCCGACCGATGCCGTGAGCGAAGTCGGAGTCGCCGGAGCCGTTGTGTCCTTGGCAACGGTCACGCTCGACGTGAGGTAGCTCGTGGAAATCCCGAAGTAGGAAAGTCCGTAGATTCGCACGTCGTAGCTCGTGCCGATCCGCACGTCGCTCGAGATGTAGTCGAGCGTCTGGTCCCCATCGACGCGGCTCCATGTGAGGTACGTCGTCGAGTTGCCCTGCTTGTATTCGATGACCACGTCGCCGCCGCTCTGGATGAACTGCTCGCTGGGTGCGGACCACGCGACTTTGATCCGCGGGAGCGCCGTGCCGTCGGCTTGGATGAGTTGCGTCGTGCCGTCCGCGGTCAGCGTGAGATTCGTCGGCGCATCGAGTGCGAACGGGTCAGGCAGCGTCGTCGTCGGAGTCGTGTCGACCTGCACCTCGTCGGACGTGCTCCAATCGTAGACCGAGGACGCGGTCTCGCGGAGCGTCATCTCGATCGCCAGTTGCGGCGGACTACCGTCGGCGACGAAGTTCCACGAGATGACCTCGAAGACCTTGGCGCTCCAGCCGAACTTCGAGAGCGTCACCATCACCGTATCTCCGGCGCGGACTTGCATCGCATCCAAGCGGAAGCGAGCCGTGAACGTGAGTTCCTGCCGAGCGCGCAGGAGTTCGATGCGGGCGATGCGCTGCGCCGCCGAGCTCGAGGTCGTCATCGGTAAGACGACGTCGCGCCAGTAGCGGATCGAGTTGTCCTGCGTGTAGAAGGTCGTCGACGTGACGGGCGGGAAGTCGGTCGGTTGCCACTCGCTTTTCTCGGAGACGAACACGCCCTTGACCGCGTTCACCCGGTCGCGGGAGCTCGTCTTCGTCTGCACGCTGATTCCGCCGGCGAAGTCCGTGTCGGTAAGCGTGACCGTCGGGATGCGGTAGCCGGCCGCGTAAGGAACGATCTTTCCGCCCGAGTATGCGACGAGTCCTCCCATCGCGGACAGTAGCTTGCCGACGTTCTCGTCGGGCGAGGCGCTCGTGTAGAGGACGCCGTTGGTCTCGTATCGGTTCTCGTAGGTCGCCGGCGAAGTCACCGGCTTCACCTCAACCTGCTCGTCGCATATGTTCGCCGCTGCCGTGAAGGCCGTGTCGTCGATCTCGCTCGAGCTCATGCCGAGCCCGTAGGTCGAGCTGGTCAGGTAGTCGCGCAGGCAGAGCGCAGCGTTTGCCGAGTAAGCGGTCGTAGTCGTCCGCGGGTCGTAGACCTTCTTGCCCTTGACCATCGCCGAGATGTTCGGGATGCCGCCGGTCCAGACCTGATCGCTCCACGTTAGGCGAACGTAGACGTAGGCGATCCCGCGCAGGCGGTGATTGCTCGTCCACTTGCCGTTCGTCAGTCCCGACGTCGCCGTCTCGAGGTTCGTCTCGACGGTCTGCGTATCGCTGCCGAGCTTCTTGTAGATGTCCGCGTATCCGGTAAAGCGGCCTTGCGCCGCACTTCCGGCGCCCGTCAGAGCGAGCTCGTCGTTGAAGTAGACGTCGCCGATCTCCTCGACTTCGTGGCCGGCGAGCGCGATCACGAGGTGCAGGTATTCGTTCTTCGTGCCGGTCGTGCTCATGTAGACGACGACGCCGGAGACGCGGGTCTGGCCGTAAACGATCTGCCGCGCCGCGATCGGAGAGCGAACCATCTGCGTCCGGTCCGCAAGCGAGGCGTCCGAGAAGCTCGGCATCTTCGGCGCAAGCAACTTGTTCGCCGCCATGGAGCCGGCCGTAAGTGCGACGAATTGAAGAACCGCAGCAGTCGCCGCGACGTAGGTTCCATAAACCGTCGTGGCTGTTGCCACGGCGCCCGCGGGAACTCCCGCGAAGAACGCGACGACTTGGATCGCTGCTTGCGTGAAGACTGCTTGCGGCATGGTTAAACCTTCCAGACGGCCGCGGCATCCGCCGCCGGCGCGAACTTGATCCCGTCACGCCCGACGTAGGCGCCAACGGCTCCGAGACAGATCCCGAGCGCGAGCCCTCCCGGCATCTGATGCGCCAGCAGGTCGCCGCGTTGCGCCGTAGTAAGCGTTCCGCGCTGAAGCCCAGCGTGCCGCTCGGTGAGTCCGACCACGCCGCCGTACTGCTTGAGCACGCGAGCCGCTCCGAGCGCCGAGAAGTAGCGCCCGCGGATTCCGTCGGCGAAATCTCGCCCGGTAGCCATCCGCACCCAATCGGCCGCGAAGAGGCAGCAGTCGTTCGCGCCCCAGATGAAGCCGAGCGCACGGCGTTCCTCGATGAAGGTCGTGAGCAGCGCCGGCCATGTATCGTGCCGCTTCATTCGTAGGTCTGCTTGCTCGTCTCGCCGCCGGCGTCCCAGTCGGTCGCCTGCGTCTGGTTCGGGTTGCCCCAGTAGATCGCCTTTTCCTGAATGTCGTTCACGAACTCTAGCCCGACGTCGCCGGGGAATAGCTGCTGCTGCTCCTCGTCGGTGTAGCGGATCTCCCGCGGACGCTTGAAGTCCATGAGTTTGGACTCCGCGGTCATCGTGATCTCGGCCGTGTTCCCGTCGTCGGTGATCTGCATCACGTCCATCCGGCCGGCGAAGACCGTCACGGGAGAGGCGATCAGCGTGCCAGCCGTAGGCGAGAGCGCGCCGAACATGATCGAGCACTCGCGGCCTTGATAGTTCTCGGTGAGCGCCAGCGAGACGTTCGCCGTCGGTACGCCGGACAAGCGCAGCGTCAGCCCACGCGCCGCGAGGTCGGTCGTTTCCTCGAGCGGTGAGATGGTGCCGAGCGTTCCGAGTCCGAGGTATGTCGTCGAGTTGTAGACGAGGTTGCCGTAGCCGCTCCAAAGGTAGACCGGCGTCGAGAAGGAAAGGCTCGCCAGCAGGACCGGCGCAAGCTGCGCGGTCGTGACCTCCGTGACCATTGAGGCCGAGAGCGACCGGCCTGCGGTGGTGATGCTCATGTCGCGATGTCCTCGACGATGGAGAAGCTGACGCCGTAGATCTTCGCGAGCTCGATCGACCAGTCGGTCTTCGATTCAGCGAGGCGGAAGACTCCGGTCGGGCTTGTGTAGGTGATCGCGGTGCCTACCGAGTAGCTCGAGCGCAAGACCGGGAACAAGTCGACGCTGCTCGTCGAGTTGACTTGGATGACCTTGTAAAGCGAGGTCGAGATTTGCAGCCAGTCACCGACGGCGAAGGAGCCGCTCGCGCCCGAGAAGGTAAGCGTCGAAGTGTTGGCCGTAGCCGTTGAGACGGTCAGCGTCCCGCTCACGTTTCCTCGTGGAGACGGGTTCGCGTAGTCCTGAAACAAGAAAGTGCCGCGCTGCGCTGCCAGCAGGAATCCGATCACGGCCTCCGCATCGGCCCGCACCATCGGCGGACATTCGACTTGCCCGAACCATCCTTGCCCGGGCCAGTTGTATTGCTGCGTTTGCAGCGTGAACGGCGAGACGTTGCGCGAGACCGCCGACAATCCCGTCAGCGAAAGCCTCGAGATGCGGAACGGCGAAGGCGGCGTGAGTGGATAGGTGATTGCCATAGGTCAGGCGAACGCTGCGCGATACGCGCCACCGCGGCGCACCATGTCGGGGATCTCGGCCTTGAGCCGCTTGCGCTCGGCCTCGAGGATCGGCACGAGCTCTCCGCGGGAGACGCCGGAGGAGATGTTGTAGCTAACGTTGATCGTCGGCCCGCCCATCCCGCCGCCCGAGGAAAGGCGCTGGTTCGGGATAATCGACCCGGAGGCGTTCGGGACGAAGAGCTCGGGTCCCTTTTCGCCGACGACGTAAGCCGTCCCGGCTCCGACAGGACCGCCGGCGGCACGACCTCCACCGAAGATTGAAGCGAAGAAAGACGACGTGCCGATCGCCTTCGCGAGCGGTTCCGTGATCTGCTGGCGGAAGATGAGTCGGAGCAGGTCTTGAGCGAGACCGCGAATCACCTCGCGCAGATTGTTGCCGGCGAAAACAGCATCCTCAAACGCGGAAGCGGTTACGTCTCCGGCCTGCTTCGCAACTCGTGATTGTTCGTCGAGAAGCTTGTTGAGTTGAGCCGAGACGACCGTCTGCTCCTTCGTGAGTCTGACGATATTTTCCTGCGTCGCTCCGACCGGCCCGCCGTATTCCTGATAGGTCTTGAGCGCGATGTTCGTCTCGGAAATCTTGGCGGTGAGTTCGGAGTAACGGGTCCGCAAGCCGGCGATCAAATCCGCTTGAGAGAGTCCTACGCGCTGCGCTTCCGGCAAAGTCTTGTTGAGTTCGTCCTGCGCCTCGCGGATCTGCTTGTCGAGGTCAATGTTGGTTTTCTTCGATTCGTTCAGCGTCGCGAGCGCCTGCTCCTGCTTCTTGAATCCTTCGGCCGGGTTGGTCGCCATCAGCGCCACGGCCTCCTCGAAGAGAGCCACGGCCTTCGTCCGCAGCATATCGGCGGCGGCGCCCTCGGTCATGGAAAGGCGGTCGAACTCGTCCTGCAACTTACGCGTCGCCTCCGTGGTCGTTTTGATTTCCTTAGTCGCTCGGTCGAATTTTAACTGCCGGATCTTCGCTTGGATCTCGTCCTCGGTCAGCGGTGAGAACGCGTTCTTGATGTCGATCCCGATCTTTGCCAGCGCGAGCGGAATCTGGGTAAGGAAATTGAGAACGCCATTGACCGCCGCTTCCATCTGAAGCGCGCTCGCGATCTGCGCGTCGTCGAACCCCATCTGGTCTCCCGACTCGATCACTTTGTCGAGCCGCTGCTTCATAAGATTCAGCGTGCCGAGTATTGCTTCTCCACCGAACGCGAGCTTGGTGATCTTCGCGATCCCCTTCGTCTGACCCTCGAGGCGTTGCAGCGAGTTCTGCACGCTGGCGAAAGCCGCCCGCGTCTGGTCTACCGCCCGGAGTGTGAATGTCGCGCTAGCCATGATGACGTTTCGTCACTTGTTGCTGGTGGTGGAAGTAGGCGAGCCAACCTTGAAGTTCAGATTCCGGCATCGCCATGACCTCGTGCGCGAACTTGCCGAGCTTTTCCGCGAGAGCATAGACGGCGAGGAAGTCGGCGGCTTCCCCGCCGTGAATCAGTTTTTTAGTTCTTCGACCTTCGGGCTCTCGTCGGCGAGGATCGCGTTTGCGACCCGTCCGATCACGTTGGAATCAGCCTTGGTCAAGAGCGTCGGGCGGTCCTCGATCGTGAAGAGCTTCTCGCCGTTTGCGTTCGTGGCTTTCATCACGAGGACGTCGACGAGGAGCTCCATGTCATTCTCTCGGCTCTTGCGGTAGAGGCGGTTCTTCTCGGCCAGCGTGACCGGAGTCGAGAAGATGGTGAGTTTCCATTCAGGCACCTCGATGCGCTTGGTGCCGAGTGAGGCGAAGTGTTCGCGGACTAGGTCGATGGGTGAAGCCATGCGTCACCTCAAACCGTCAAAGTCGAGAGCGTGCCGTTGCCTTCGATCGAGATCGAGCCTTCGACCATGCCATCGAACGCGGCCGAGATGTCGAACTTGGTCACGATGCCGGCGCCCGAATAATAGACGTCGGTTGAGTCGGCGCCTTCCGGGTACAGGTTGACCGTGACGGCCGAGCCGATCGTGAGCGCGATCTGGCCGGCGTCGGTTTCGTCCCAGTAGAGGTCGCCCGAGACGCTCCACGTTTTCATCGTGGCGCGGCGGGTGCGGTAGATGTCGCCGATCACGGAGTCCTCGACGACGTCGGAGGAGTGAGCCAGCGCGTAGTTGCGGAGCTCGCCGATGGTGGTCGACGAGATTCGGACGGTGCCTTCTCGGCCTAGATGGTTAGCCATGTCAGTCGGTGGTTAAATAGATGCAGTTGAAGTTGTGGCGAGCGACGCCCCAGCGCACGTTCTCGTCGGGTTCGATCACATAATCGACGCTCGTCAAATGAGTATCGCGGCAGACACCGCCGAGAGTGACGTCCGACAAAACCGCGGCCTCGACCGCAGCCGAGCCCGTATCGAAGAGCGTGTCGATTGCCGTCGTCGACGTCTGCGCCGTGAAGTATTCCACCACGACTTGCAGAACGCGGTACTGGTCGCGGTTGGAAGGTGCCAGCGTGCGGACCTCGATGTCCTCGTGAACGGCGTAGATCGCGCAAGACGGGAAGGAGATGCTTGCCAGCGTGTTGTTCCGCCCTTGCAGGATGTTTGCCGTCGGCACGACCGAGGCGCCCGTGAGCGCGTTGGCAATGGCGTTTCGGATGTCGGTGCGGGTGCTCATCGCGGCATATTCTCCTGAACGCGGCCGGCTCCGTCAACGCGGGCGAATCCTAGGTTGACCGCTCGGTTGGCAAGGATCGCGTCGACCTTCTTGAGAGTGATCTTGGCTCGGAAATCCAATCCAGCCTGCACGAACCGTTCAGCGTTCGGGATCTTGATGTTGGTCGCCGTTCCCGTGACGAATGGATTTGAGCCGGTGAAGTTATGCGACTGCGTGCCGGCCTTCTGCGCGTGACGCCGGACCCACGCCGGAAGGCGTTGACCGCACGCCAGAGCGGCTTGAGCGAAGCCGGCTTTAGACCAGCCGACGTTCGATTGCACCTGACGCAAATACTGGTCGGCGGCGGAATCGCTGATCCACATCTGGTCCTGAACCTTCCACCGTCCGATCGTGCTTTGTGAGACGAACGGGATGCGGCCGTATTTGTTCCGGTATCGCAGATGGAAGTTCTTCATCTCCTCCGTCGATGCGTTCTGTTTCCAGAACTTGAAATAGATGCGGATTGTCTTCGACCGTTCCCATCCAAGTCTTACGGCTGCGGTCTGCGTCCTTGCTCGCTTCGGCGGTTGCAGCGTTGAACTTCCGATCCGCTGGAAGAGACCGATCGAGGCGTAGCGCGCACCGCTCTTTCTTCGGCCTCCGAAGAGGTCGGATTTGATGGCGTTCTCGCCTTGCTGCTGCGCGGCTTTGGCAAGCCCGGATGACTTCGGTTTCGCCGTCGTCCCTGCGTTCGCGGTGGTCGGCGGGATAATCATCATTATCGAGCGCGCCACGTTTCCGCCCTCCTGCTTGATGACTTTCCCGAGATCGACGCGAGCAGCCTGCGCAAGTCGCTCAAGCGCGAAATCCAGCTTCGCCGAATTGAGCGTGACCGAGATCATATCACCTTTGCGACGTCGATTTCGCAGCCCGTCCCCTCGGCGTCGAATCGGACCTGCTCGACGAAGTAAGTTACGCCAGCCCGCACGAGCGTCTGCGTGACGGCCGGAGTTCCGGTGACTTGTGAGGTCGTGAAGAAGACCGTGAACTTGACGTCGTCTCGGCGCTGATCCTCGAACTCCGAGAACATATTCCGAGACGAAGCCCAGACGCCAGTCACGCTCGAGCCCAGATACGAAAAGGTGATGCCGGCTTGCTCGAGGATGCCGGCGTAGTCGTAAGCCAGTTGAGCAGGATCGAAGTCGCGGACCGTCGCCATATCTAATCGTCAACTGTCACAATTCTTGACGCTGCCGAGAAGGCGTCATCTTGCGCCACGCCCGAGGAAACGTGCCAGAAGCTCGAGCGAACGGCGCCCGCGATAACGCACGGCGCCGAGTTGATTGCGAACATCTCCTCCGCGTCCCGGATCAATCTAGGCAAGTGCCCCGGTGAACGCGCCTCGAGAATCCAGTTGCTCGGCATCCCGCTGGCGATGAGGTCGCACGCCTGACGCGAGTCCGCCAGCACCACAATCGGCCGCTTCGCGACCAGCCGGCACGCCTTCACGAGAGCCGAGAACGAGTGCCGCCGGCCTTGGCTGTAGCCGAACGGAGCGAATAGGCAGACCGCACGCGGGAAGCCGTACTCTTCCAAGCCGTCCGTCTTGTCGATCGCATCGAAGACCGGCCGCTGATCGAGGTTCGCGAACTCCGGTTCAATCCCGAAGACGAAGTCGCCCCATGACTTGACGCTCGCTCGGAAGGCTTCGTATCGCCGCGGCCAGATTTGCAAGTCGATCACGCGGTCGAATTGATGCTCGGCCCGAGCGTTCGGAGCGGACGGCCACGCATAGGTCACGGAATCGAAGATCCCGCGGTACTGCTCCAAGCACTCGACGCAAACGTGATGACCTTGGCCGGCCAAGTGACGGGCGATCGGCAGGACACGGATGATGTCTCCGAGCCTTTCGTGGTAGACGATGCAGACCTTCACGCCTTGAAGACCATCGTGAGGATGTTCGGCCAGTCGCCATCGTTCTTGCGGACGGCGTCCTCCGGCGAGCCGATAAAGATCGGGCGCAGCTCGTTGCGCCGCATAGCTGCCGCAAGCGAGTCCGGCGTGAAGTGCCAGAGATGCTCGCCCGGCCGGCGGTGTTTCCATCGGTAGAACCAGTCGTGACCGAGGCTCGGATGATACCACGGCACCGAGACAATCGCGCCCCGCGCCTCAAATCGCGGCAGGTGCTCGAAGTGCTCGAGCGAGTCGAAGAAGGTCACGACCGGCCATTCGGTTTCCCTCCACCGCGGCTCGAGCTTGACGAAGTCCGGCGCCGGATATGGCGACACGTCGAAGCCGTGGCAACTGATGCCCGGCTTGATCTCGCGCACCGCCCGCAGGAATGAGCCCGTGCCGTAGCCGATGTCGCAGACGGAGTTCGCTTTCGGGAAGAAGCGGTGGAAGAGCTCGGCGCGAATCCTCGAGAGCTCCTTCTCCGGGTATTTCTCGTACCTCGCGACGTAGGCGTGATCGTAGCGCGCCGTGATCTCACGGCTGAACGAGGCGACCGCTCCCGTGATCTCGTCGACGTAATATTCCGATTCGAAGGCGAGCGTGCTCATGGCGTCGTCCACTTTGCGTCAGCGTTCGGGTTGCGCTGCTTGAAGAGCGCGAGACCTGCTGCGTATCGCTCGCGGGTGTTGTTGTGCTGGTAGGTCGCATCCATCGGAGCCTTCCCGAAGATCGGGTGCTTATGCTCGAAGCGGAGCCGCTCGCGGGCGTCGATGACGATCTTGTCCGCATAAGCTCGAGCGGCGAACTCATTGTCGGAGAATACCGACTCGTAGCCCTGAAAGAACAGGTGCCCTTGGTTCTCGTAGCGCGCCCGCGATAGGATCGCCATGCAGAGGAGCTCGTCCTTGCGCGTGCCGTCGTGAGGCGCCACGACGAACTGATCCTTGATCGGATCGCGGCCGGCGACGACTTCGAGCAGGATCGAATCCCAGCCCATGCACGGCACCCAATCGTCGGAGAGTTGGACGAAGATGTCGCCAGTCGCCTCGGCCGCGGCAAGGTTCCAAGCGGCCACGCAAGACTTCGCGCCGGAGGTTACGCTCACGAACTGCTTCGCCATCTCGACCGAAGCGAGGTCGTCGGCATCGACCGCGAAGATGTGCTCGATCCGCGTCGGGTCCGCGGCTGCGTTCAGCCACGCGTCGCGAGTGGAGACCGCCTGCGAGGTGCGTCCCCTCGTCGCGTGCAAGAGCGAGATCCGCGGCTTTAGACCGGCGTAGAATTGCGCTTGAAGGACCGTCGCCATCGCTTTGTTCCCTTCGGCGCGGAACGCACGGGCGGCGAGATCGTAGCCCGCCCAGCCGTACCACTTGGCCTCGTGCGTCCACGGGCGCTTCGTCTCGAGCGGCTCGCGAAGTTCCAGCATCCGGTTCGCCCACCAGACCGCGGTGCCGTAGTCCTTCACCTGAAACGCGTGCAGGATCAGCCCGGCAAGCGCCTCCCGGCACCACGGGAAGACGCCGTGCGCTTCCATGAGCATGGCCTTGGCCTCGCGGTTCGAGTAGGAAAGGCGGGCGCAGTTTAGCAGCGCCTCGTACCGAAACGCCGGTTGCAGGTTCGGGAAGGCTAGCGCCAGCTTGCCGAACTCGAGCGCAGCGTCCCTCGACTGATTGCAGAAGTGCTCTTGGTGGATGTAGAAATACTGGCTCGGCGTCTCGCGGACCGAGTGCGCGAGGATGCGGAGATTCCGCCGGCGGTTCTCCCGCTTGACCTCCTTCGGAGCGTGGACCCAGACCGTCTCGTTGTTGACGTCGAGATGCTTGTCCCCGTCGAGGATCAGTAGGTTTTCGTGGACGTCGTGATGCCAGACGCGCCCCGTCTTGAAAGCCTCGCGGCGGATCGCCCGCTCGCGGTAGAGCGCCTTACCGGAGCCCTTCACGTCGTAGATGAAGCGCAGCATCTTGACCTCGGGAGCGACGGAACCGAGGACGCCGCGCAGCGCATCGACTCCGCGGATCACGTCGTCGCAGTCCGCCCAGATGAGCCAGTCGCCCGTGCCTTGCGCGAAAGCCTCGTTGCGCGCCTTGGCGAAGGAATCGACGTGGTCCCACTTGAGCGAGCCGGCATCGTTGAGATGCTCCGAGAAAACGAAATCCTTGCCGTTGGCCGCGCACCACGCCCGCGCCTTCTCGACCGTATCGTCGGGCGTCCGCGCCCCAATCGCCCGCACGAGCGAGAGCTCGTCGAAGGCCGGCGCAAAGGCGCCGAGCATGGTCTCGATGTGGTGCGACTCGTTGCCGCAGATGACGCAGAGGGAAACGCGCATGGCTCTCTCCGGTCTGTAAAAAAGAGAAACGCCGCACCTTTCGATGCGGCGTCCCCTTGCG